AATTTGAACCATCTTGTGTCGTACTAAATCTTAATGGATGACCTGCATTACTTGAGTCTGCTTGATCAAATATGTAGGTAAATCCTGAATGCAATGCAGTAGGCATTATTTGTTGGAAATCATTTACGAAGTATTTATTACCGCTACCAGTGCTTTGTACTGTAATTGTAAAGGTTTCATTGCCACGAGCTTTAGCATAAACAAAACCTGCTACGCCAATAACTTGTCCTATAACTCCTGTAGATTGAACACCTGTAGGTATAACTAATTCAGGAGATGTAACACCTGCATTGCCAATAACACCTGTAGCTACAACCCCTGTAACTCCTTCCTCAACATTATTAATTACGCTAGATTGTGCGTATGATGCTTCAGAATATGTTGTGAAACCAAGTGCCATTTAATCTATATTTCTCCTAATACAGATAATTTACACTACTCTACAGTATATTGTCCATTCTCTGATTCAATTAATTTTTTAATTTGCGTTCCCAATTCTTTAGAATCAACAGATTTTAATGCATCTATAAAATTACCTTCTTTACCTGTTATAGTAAAATCTACTTGATATTTATGTTCTATTTTTTGAGAGTGAACATCGTTCATTCTTTCATCTACATTTTCAGTCATATTAGTCTTCTAAAGGATTTTTAGGAAATACTATATTTGTAGGATCACTATCTGTAGATGGTAAGTCTCTTAACTGTTTTCTGTAATTTGTAATATCAGCTTTTAATTCATCAGTTAAAGCACTATCAGGAAGGACTGCCCAATCTGTTTCAGTTAATTTGTGATTTCTTTCCATTCTAATCATTTGAAATGCTTCTTTATCCCAATTAGAAAGCATATCTCTAACGCTTTGTTTTTGTTCTTCCCATTCAACATCACTAATTTCTATATTTATTCTTTGACCATAAGTTTCTGAAGATTCATCAGAATCCCTAACATTTCTTAAAGGTCTTACAGTCCATATGTTATAATCTTCTTCTGTAGGTCTTACTAGTTCTGACATTTTTTTAACTCCTAATTTTTAAAACTTATACTATTTAATTGTAAGAATCAACAATAAATTGAGGTGTTTCAGGTAGCTCAACAAATGCTATTTCTTCTTGTGTTTGATTTTTTATATTATCAAATATATCTCTTAACTCTTCTCTATAAGCAATAGCTTCTTCTTTCTGTTCTTCTGTAATTCTAACATCAGAAACAGCAGTCCAATCTGATTTTTTTAAAAGTTGGACTACTAATACAGAAAAACTATCTCTAGCACTTTTTAGTTCTTCTTCTTTTCTTTTATCTTCAGCTTCTTGAGTAATGCTTACTTCAATTTCACCTTGATCATTAGTCCAAATTTTTTCTATAGGCATTTTAAGAAGTTCCTAATTGTGGTTGTGAATATTTAAATATTTTACAAGCTGAATAATTACCAAATCCATTTCCATTACTAAAAGATAATTTAAAACCATCTACTGGTAAATAAGTTGAATAATAACTTGTCCAATTAGCTGATGATTTACTTGCCTGTAAAACACCAGAGCCTGTATATTTACCAGCAACTCTATAGTTATATCCATAACTTGGATGATAATAACCTGATGCTTTAGTATAATCCCAAGTTAACATTGCAGGTGCATCAGTTCCGCCTCCATCAGGAATAAACACATCAATCCATCCCCAAGCTCCTATACCAGGCATAGGAGTTCCAAAAGCTGAATAATAACTAGTATTATCTGCTTTACCTGCCCAACTAGTAAAATAACCACCTAACTCAAATTGAGCAGAATTTCTTTGTCCACTATCAGTAGTGCCATAAGCATCTAATTGATAAAATCTATAATTACAAGCAGTACCTACTTGGTCTGAATTTACAACACTACCGCCTTTTGTAAATTGAAAATATAAAGCTGTACTTCCTGTATTATAAATAGGAGCTAAACCATTTATATAAATTCTATAATTATTTCCTCTCGTAAATACATTATTAAATTGTATATTAGAACCTACTCCTGTTCCTTGAAATTTAGTTCCATTAGCAACTTCTTCAAATCCATTTGCAGAACTTACGCCACCCCATGATAAAGTTCCACTTCCGTTTGTTTTTAAAAAATCATCAGCAGTACCATCAGCAGGCGGCCAGGTATATGTTGTATTTCTTGATTTAATTTTAACGTCTTTTGTAGAGGCAGAAGATAAAGTTAAATCGCTATCAGATGATTTTATTTCATTAGTCATTAATTAACCACATCATTTTTAAACCAAGCCCACAAAGTAACAACTCCATCTATAAAGTTATAAGAACTATTACCGATTGTTAATTTAAATCCCATAGTATGTTGATCTGTTGAGTTATGAAAAGGATATGAATAATTTGAACCTGAGTTTGTGTAATTACTATTGTTATGTGAAATATTAGTATATCTAGCACATTCAGAACCAGTTCTACTAGCACTTACTCCTGTAAAAAAATCATGCGACCAAGAGGGTGTAGAATATGCATTCCAAAAATCTAATGTTCCTGTAACACCTATATTAGAGGCTTGTCCTTGAGCTAAAGTTTGTTTTACACTAGTGCTATCTCCTGAGTTTACAGCTTGACTACCAGAGCTTCCAACTCCTACATTAATACCACTAGAACTAGGAGTTAAAACTCCATCATTAGCAAGGAAACCACCATTACTTTGATAACTACCAAAATTATTACGCATTCCACCTGAATAAAATCTTGGATAATTTGTTGTATTTCTTGAAGTAGCAGTTCCTGCTTGATTAAAAAAATCATAGTAGCATTCATAAGTTTGAACAGCTGAATTATCACATAAACCATAAAAATTTAATCTTAAAGCTAAAACATTACTAGATGTACTAGTATATGAAGTGGGAACTGTTAAGGTAACACTAGAAGCAGGTGTATCTGTTAAAGGACAATATTTATCACAAAATCTCCATCCTGTTTCTGTTGAATTAGCAGGGTTTGTTAGAGGACCACCTGCTTCTGAAGCAAATGTGGTTGTACCAGTGCTACTATCTGTTTGAAGTAACTGATTGGCAGTTCCATCTGCATTTGGCATTGTGTATGTTACTGAGCTTTTGTCAGCACTTTGAAAAGCATTGTCAAGAGTTCTAAAACCTAAATTAGTTGAACCATCTGTTTTTAAAAATTGTCCTGCTGTTCCATCTGTCGATGGTAATTGAAAACTTGTTGTACTGTTTTGAGATTGTACTTTTTTTACTACTATTTTTCCCATTAGCTAACTACTCCATTTTTAAATACTGCATATAATTCAATCATACCATCTACATAGGTTCTACCTGCACTGTTACTAAAGTTAAATCCCATAGGATTATTTCCATCTGTCCAATTTCTATCGTAATATCTTGTTGATTGTTTAAGATTCATAGAAGGATAATCAGTTCCTGAACCAGGTATTCTATTTTGATACCTTAAATCACTAGTAACTAAACCATGACGTTTGCCATTATATATATCTATTTGTCCAATCATTCCTTCAGAACCTGAATTATTATATACATCTGATGAATTATTAGCTGTAGCACTTTCAAAAGCAGGTGTATCTAAAAGGTTATAAGCATTTGGATAATACGCTGTTTGATTCCCTGTTAGTTCCATACCAGGACTTGGATTAGTAGTCCAATTACCTTGAGATTGACTATTGTATCTAGACCACCAACCACAAGTATAATGACTACTACCATTTTGATAATTCATTATAGTGCCAGCTTGATTAGTAGGTTTAAATCTAAGTGCAGTGTAAGCATCACCACCAGCACTACCTCTTTGAAATCTGAGACCACGAATAATTATTCTGTAAGCCATTACATTTTCCATATTAGTAGTATACTGAGTTGGAACTGTTAAGGTAACATTACTAGGTGATCCATTAGTATACCTTTCGTATCTGTCACAAAGTCTCCATCCTTGTTGAGTACCATCTTTAGTTGTAAAAGGTGTAGGTGGAGAAAGGTAACTAAGATTACTAGATGCACCATCTGTTTGAAAAATTTTACCTGCTGTATAAGTGTTAGGAAAATTTATTAAAGTTCCATTACCATGCATAGGTTGGACACCACTCGCCCATCCTAAAGTTCCACTTCCGTCTGTAACTGTTGCTATTTGATTTGCACTTCCGTCTGCTGTCCACCATGTTAGTGCAGGTGCAGAACCACCTGTACTATGTTGTAATTGATTTACTACTACTTTTGACATTAAACAACTCCATCTTTAAATATAGCATATAATTGAATTACACCTTGTCTCCAATTACCGCCATTAGTATAAATTCTTACTCCCATCATACCGCCATCCATATTTTCCATATCTCCGTTAGTAGTTGCACTTGTATAAGCATTAGATGATTTTTGTGGAGCAGGAAATTTATGATATTCCATACTTCCTTGACTTGAACCATAAGCTCCTCCTGACCATCCATTCATAGATAAATTTCTTAGCATTGGATATATATCAAATTCACCATTTTGTCCGACAGCATACTGTCCATTACTACCAGTTTCTAATCTGTTATCCTGTTGATTTGTACCATAAGTATTGTAAGCAGTTGGAACAGAACAAAAGCCATTAGTATTACTAGTAGGTTCTTGATTTAAAAGACCATTAACTCCGTAATTAGGATGAGCACCATAAGAGTAATAATTCCACCTGTAATTTCCACCAAATCCACTAGAATTAAGAGCGGTGCTACCATCTTGCTTAAGAGGTATAAAATATATCTTACCACTTGAACTTGCTCTTATGCCGTGAAATGTAAGTCTAAAAGACACAATATCAGTATAATTTGTTGTGTAAGCGCTAGGAACAATTAAATCTACAGTATTTGCATTGTTTGCAGCCATTGCATCTCCTGTACTACCAACTAAAACCATTCCATCTTGAGTACCGACTGCCATTGGGTTTGATGCTGAAGCATTAGTGTAAGATAATTGACCACTACCATTTGTCTTTATAACTTGATTAGCACTGCCAGGTGCTGTAGGCATTGTATATGTTACTGTTTGACCACTATTTTTTACAGTGCTAATACCATTAACAAAACCAAGATTACCACTTCCATCCGTTTTAATTACTTGATTAGCTGTGCCTCCACTTTGTGGTAAAGTGAATGCAGTTCCACCACTGTATTGAATTTGATTTACCACTAATTTAGACATTAATTTCTCCTAAGTGCTTAAAGTTATTGTTTCACCCAAGCTCAATATTGCATGTTGAGTTGCGTCTATTACTTCTAAACTTGTTGGAACTTGAACAGTTCCTGTAATATTTAGTTCCCCTAAAGAAACTGATGCACCACTAAGTGTTGCTGATGTTTGAAAGGGACATATTTCATTTGAATAAGATGTATCTGTGATATAATAAACAGCTCCATCAAAAACTGTTACTTCTCCACTACCGCTTATTTCTGTTCCATTTTTTCCTAAAAATACTGCACCTAAAATAAACCCACCTGTTGTTTCAGGTATAATTTTTTGATTTCCTTGGATGTTTCCTGAAGCTGAAGCAATATCAACAGCAGATAAAACACCTGCTCTTTCAGCAGGCAATGTTACAAAAGCATCTTTTTCACCTGAACCAAAATTTACTAAATTATCTGAATTAGAAGATGAAAAAACAAAATCTCTACTTAAAGTAGTTCCACTTGCTGTATAAGTTCCTATTCCTATTTCATATGTATTATTATTTGAATCTACAATAGCGTATTGAGTTCTTCCACCATTTCCTACAACAGCAAAACTTTGAAATCCATCTTTAGCACCTGCAAGATTAATAGTACCTGTACCTGTTGTAGTAGTGGTTTCTTTTACTCTATCTGCTATTTCAAGACTAAAGTGAGGCATCTATGCAAGCCTTATTATAGCATTCGTTGCATCAGCAGTTGGGAATTGAACTGTAAAGTCACCACTTGTAGATGTTTTATCAGCACCAAAATCTAAAATAGCAACAGAAGCATTTGAATTAGATGTATTATAAATCATAGCTCCTCTTGCAGTAATAGAGCTTGCTGACCAAGTAACATCACTAAAGTCACAAAAAGCTGTAGTTCCTGAAGTTGTTGGAGTTGCATTTGTTAGAGGTTTTCCACCTGATACATAATTAGTTCCAGTAGCTTCATTAGACGTTGTAAAGACAGTGCTACTTGCGTCTAGATTTGCTGAACTTGTGTATAAAGCGATGTTGAAAGTGTTACCGCCTGCACCAGAAGTTTTAAAATTATGACCTGCTTCTAATAATTGTCTTTTAAAGCTAGTTGTCATTGCTTGCGTTATCGCCATTATAATCTCCTAATTATATCTGAGCCACATTTGTGACCTTCTTTTTCTAATGTGTATATTAATGTACTTCTATCTGATTGAACAGCTTTTTTCATATAATCTAATACAACAGTATAAATATTATTTTTAAACTCTTTTGCCTGTTGTTGCAAGACAGGATCAATATTATCTGAATATTGTATAATTCTATTAGTTGCTTGTTCTGCCCAATACTCTGCTGAGTGTCCTGAATTTTCAGTTGTTGAAACAATTACACTACCTACAGATAACCCTATATCATTCATAATATATTTTCCTTTACTGAACTATTTGTCTTGGTTGACCAAATCTATAACTGTCTTGCATATCTTTACCTGCCGATTCGTTTCTTAATCTAGCAAGAGCTTCTTGATATTGTTTTTCATACTCTGCTTGCATTTCAGGTTGACCTTTTAAAAATAAATTTGCTTGAACTAAAGAGCCATAAAGCAAACACTCAGGTGCATTTGTTCCTAACCATGTTTGTCCACTTGAAACTGCTGTAATAGATGGTGGATTATAAAAATAATGTAACTCAGTTGTATATCCATCTGTAGGAGTAGGAGCTAACATAAATGTATCATCATCAAATAATGCGTAATATTTAGGTTCACCTTGAGTAGATGCATTAGGATATGCTTCTCTCAAAAAAGCTACTTCTTTTAATAATAAAAAAGATTGTTTATTTGAATCTGTAACAGATAAAGAAAAGGGTGCTAAAAAATCAGAAGGGGTAGAAAGATACTGTGTACCTGCTGACATTTGACCTTCTACATTTTTTCTAAAATTAGGTAACTGACAAGTTCTAAGTATTCTATC